TTACTTCCAGGGAGACAGAGCTTTCAAGGCAAATCAGGGATATACAGCAAAGAGCCGAAAATGATCCTAATCTTGATAAGGGCCAGGACTACCTAGATGAGATAAATGCTCTTCGAGAAGGAGTCTCATCTAGGTAGTCCTGGCCCTTATCAAGATTAGGATCATTTTCGGCTCTTTGCTGTATATCCCTGATTTGCCTTGAAAGCTCTGTCTCCCTGGAAGTAACCTTTTGAATATCTGCTACCCTCTGGAGATACTGCGCTACTTTAGCCGTAGCCGCACCTATGGCAGCCAGGTCTTCCCCTGGCCTTCTTACGCTGGCTATATCTGCTTGTGGAATATCAGGGCGAGCAAGCGTAACAGGCGTAGGGCCTGTTGGCTTTGTAGGTTGAGTTCTCTTTTTAAATACTGGAATCTGTGGCATAAAACCTCTCTATGTTTTTTTTGCGAATAAATCTTCTTTTTGAACAGGTTTGGCCCTGGTCAATCTAGCAATAGATTCCCCAGCCGCATAGATACTGCTTATCATCTGTGGAGTAGATGTCAATACTACCGCAGCAGCCCTTGCTTGACCAGACGCTACAGCCCTAAATCCTGCAGCTCCAGCTCTGGTTGCCGCAGCTCCAGCTCCGACTGCCGCAGCTCCTTCACGCATAGCTCCGACTTGTAGGTTCGCTACCTGCGCCCTCAAATTGATTTTATCTGTTTCTATGTTGTATCGTTCAATCAAAACATTCAATTCCATTTCCTTAGCAGTTGATTCTAATATCAAAAGTGGAGAACCTGATAATTCAACCCCAGATTTTGAAAAGGCCGCAATCTGCGAGGATGTAAAAGCCTTACCTTCTTCTCGCATCCTTTTAATGTTAATATCGCCGATAATATCTACAATCCCTACCTGCTCTTCGGCAATCCTGGCCTGTGTAGCTAAAATTCTCTTATTAGCCTCAAAGGCTTCGATTTGAAATTCATACGCCATTGTCTGAGACTTGTATGCCATGGCCTCGACAGCGGCAGCATTCTTGATTCCCTGAATCTGGTATTTCGTGGATTGGTATGTAAGATAAGCATTACCTATCTGCTGTCCGACTCCAAGCCAGGCTAAAGCACCAGATTGTCCAGCTGTTAAACCAGCTGAAGGAGTTGCTTGTGAAGTTGCGCCGCTCGCAAATGAACCCATAATTTATCTCCTCACGAATCAAATGTTTCCATTTTTAATATCACAGCCAATACATATAAAGGTAATGGTTGATCCTGTTTAATGTAATATCTTCCAGCTTCCTCGTATCCTCTGGGAAATTTTATAGTCTTGTCTCCTGTGAAAAGCGCAGGCGGTACATCCATGGCCATAGAAGAATCCCTGAAGGGTATAACATCATGGACAGCTAGTGTTCCAAATTTCGCGCCTACTGTTTCATGGAATCTTATAGTCCCTTCGTAAATCCTCTTAATCTTTCCCTGGGCTGTTCCTAGGCTAGAGCCAGCCTCTATCCTCTGGCCTCGTATAATAGATTCATAGGCAAGCCCTATATGGACTTCTGAATAATCATTGTTTAATGTTACAGCTCCTAATGCTGAGACTGTCCTATTGGGATGTGTTGCACCGTCAGCAAGAATAGCAACAGTTTTTCCTGCCAGGTGATCCAGTCCTGCAAGCGTCGTCGCTGTTTCCCTTACTTCTCCGCCTGATTCATAAGCGGTATAACCTGTGCCGTCTATATTTGTATTGTCTAAATGATTGGTTAAATTGAAACTCGCACCTGCCACTCCAGCAACTGTAAACTTTTTACCATTAAGCTCTGTCATGCCTACTACATTACGGATTTTTACATTATCTCCGTTTATAAGACCATGACCTGCGGCTGTAACAACAACAGGATTTGTGGCGGTGATAGCTGTTATATCTATAGGATTATCTAAGGATAGGCCTGAGTCCACAAAGAAATGATCCTCCTGGTCGTCAAATACTGGATCTACAAAATACTCGACATATCTTAATGTTTTTCCGCCTATTGTGCGATTCACTATTACCCAGACTTCATCATATTCCCCAGTTAATACTGGTATAATAGCGCAAGATTCAAAAAGTCCATCTGTGATCTGCCTTGGCCCAGGATTGCACCTGGTGCTGAATTTGGCGCGTAAGTGTAGCGATAACTCCATCCCCCCTGACGCACCATAGCACATTGTCAGGAGATTGAGCGTAAGCCATATCAATAATTCCGCCTAAAGATATATGCTCGGATAAAAGTGTCATATCCGTTGCAACATGCGCATCAACATCAAAGGAATATGTAAACTCTCGCATAGTTCGGCCTGAACGCTGTATATAATAAAGGTGGCTTCCTATCCTGAAAGGCGCGACAGTATTCGCTCCATAGGTGGTATCTCTTTGAACCCTTACATTGGTAGGAGTTAATGCCAGATTTGTAGCTCCCCCAGATAGCGTGAAAGGCCCTCCAGCTGTTCCTAAGACAAGCGCTCTTCCAGCATCCATCCAATGAATAGAGTTTACCTTCTTTGATGCAATTTTGTATGTTACGGCTTCTGCTGATGCGCATGTTCCTGGGAAGAAGTCCTCAAATAAGTCTGACTCTGAACCCCAGACAGTCTGAGGCTGATTTGTAGAATTTGCGAAGAATAGCCTATTTTCATAAAAGGCTACTGCTCCAGGATAACCTTCATCAACGCTCCATGCACCTTCGGCCCAGTCAGTATCAGCCGCAGGCCCTGTGTTTAAATCTCCATCATCACCATTTGACTTGGCCAGGACAGTTGCGGTAACCGTTGTCGGATTTGTATAAGCTGTTATTAAAACATAGCCATCTTTCACTCTCCAAAACGCTCCTTCATGATTTGCATTGAATAAAGCCGCTGTAGCTGTAAGAGTTATTGCTGCTGGGCCTGTATCGGCTGAAGGCAGGATAGTAACTGCTGAGACATTTGTATCTTTAAAAGGGCCACCTCTAAAAGTTACTACATCAAGACTCCATGCTGTATCTGAAGTCCTGGTAAGTTTTCTCGGAGCGTGGGACTTGTGGACTATATACATTGTGTCAGCTGTCTGCGCAAATTGTAATTCAAAGAGCTGCGCGGTAGTATAAGGTGTAACTATCTCCGTCGGCACTCCAAGCGTTTCAATCCTGCCCTGATTTGTATAGAACCTCATATATAGATTGCCTACCTCTATGATATAAGTCTGCTCAACATTAAATTCAAATGGGATTAGCCTGGTTGATAGACTGGATGATTTTACCTCAGCTACAAAATATGTCCCTGGTCGCCTCTGTGCGCCTCCCCATGGCCTTGCTATTAAATTCTGAAGAGTCTTTGCTCCGTTGAAATAGCACTCTATATCTACGCGGCCTTCAAGTTGAGGACTTAATTCACCAGCAGTGTAATTACTTTGAAGAAATGTTGCTTTAGCCACTATTCTCTCCTCACATCAATAAATTCATCTGACTCTAATTCATCTGGCAGCCCTGCCTGAGCATCTGTGCCTTTGGCCGTTGCGATTTTATCGTCGGCGATTTTCCTGGCTTCTTCAGCAAAAGTCCTTGAAGATGTAAAAGAATAAGCCAGGACAGCTGCGATTTCTGCCGCAAATGCTGTTATAAAATCAGATGTGTATTTCGTAGGGTCTGTTATGCGTTTGATGTATTTAATACTGACTGCGGATTGATCTGATATGACCTTACCCTGTTCAATTTTATATTCTGTATCAGATGGAAGATTAGTCCCCAGCACCTTTAAACAGTCTCCTGGTATGACATGAGAATTGCTGAATCCGAATACAGGAGTAGCGCCTGCGGCAAGAGCAACCCTTGCTATCGTGAAGTTCCAGGGATGCCCTCTCAGCATTTCATCTCTTATAGAAGTAAAGACTCCGTTTATCTTTCTGGCTTCTTCTGCGTTCTCTGTAAAAGATATTATTTGATTCGCGCCCAAAGCTATTAGGGCCAGGTTAGCGATTCCTACATTAGAAGCAACACTCATTTTTCACCTCTCATAGTTTTCTCGTAATACGCTAAATAACATAATAGAATCGCTACACATTGAGTCATTCTGTCTGGGAAGAAAAGCATTAAACTTGTCAGCAACATCACAAGCGAAGAGAATAATATTATAGTTTTGTGATTCTTTTTCGCCCTTATAAAGAGGTATATAAAATATCCTATAAGTGCTAATAATAGCATTAAACCGATATATCCCTGTTCAAATAATGTCTGCGCGTATATATTATGTGCCTGTTCCCAGCGAATACAGTTTCCTTTATATCCTTCAACCTCCCAAAGCACTTCATCTGACTTTACTGTCTCTCCCCATACCGCATGTCCCATCATATCGCCTGAGTAAACAGGAAATAAAACCTTATATGTCCCTATGCCATAACCCTGTGGCCTCTTATTAGTCAGCTCTACTGTTTTCTTCAAGACTGGCCCTCTTCCACTATATGAAAAGTAAGCCTGGACAGATGGTTCATGTAGTACATAACCCATAAGAAGAATGAGCATAGACAGAGCTATAATCGCATTTAAGAGATAGCTCTTTACTCTCAGAAAGGAATATGTCAAAACCCCAGCGCATATTGAAAGGAGAGCGCCTGACGAAGAAGCCAGATATGACATTATTATTAAAGGTATAAGATTCCAGCGACTCCGTAAGACTAGAAATGGAGCTAAGACTATCATGTATGTAGCGAATCTACTGGGATTGCCTATTGTTCCAAAACATCCAGAAACCCTTTTATAGTTCAGCAGATTGTCCACTCCTGCGTATTGCAAGCAGACCATCAGGATATTCAAATAAAAAAGATTCTGAATTACTTGGAATATAAGAGTATAGTCCTCTAGCTTAGTGCATAGATAATAAAAATATGCCAGGGTTATGACTATGATGTAAGCATTAAAAGATATATATGGGACTTGACCTAAGAAGCCAGAGATAAAGGCAAAGATAACAACGGTCTTTACGAAGGGATTGACCTTGATGTGCAAAAAACATATACCTAGGAATCCAGCTATCAGAACAAGCCATCTCCAAAGGTCTGAATTCCCTATTATAGGTATCTTTAAATTGTTAGGAGCTAAGAGTGCCAGACTGGCAATAACACCAGCAACCAAACAGCTCTTGACTCTATCTATAAATATATTCATAGGTTGAGAGGTGGCGCAGAGTTTTTAGCCCTGCGCCACTTGCTATTTAGTTCTGTAATGTTACTGTTGCTCCGTTATAACCGATTATAACCCATCCATAACCTGAAACATATAACAGCGTTACTATTTCGCCGTTAGCATCCATGGTAATATTTTGCCATCCGTAGCCATCTCCTATTATTGTAAGAGTTCCTGCGACTCTATCCATTCCGCGCAAGACTATGACCTGGAGATTTTTTCCAGCAGGAAGAGTTACATTCCTAGTGGAAATTACCATATCAACCAGCTCGTAGGTAATAGGGATTGTCGTCGAAGCTGTCTCTATAAGTCCCCTACCGCCATTCGCTGTTCCAAGAGCTAAAAGATTGGTCGAAAAGGTTACAGTCCCAGATAAAGTAATACTGCTAGACATATCCGTATTGATAGTCGCAGTATCTTCCGAGAATGTTCCTGTGCTGTCCCCTGTGAAGTTTATCTTGACCGCATTTCCTATTGGCGTGCCATCTACCTGAACCTCAACAGAATTTGCGTGAGCTAAAGTTACAAAGCCAAAAATAAACATCAAGACTAAGCACAGTCTTAAAAATTTCCTCATGTCTTTCCTCCTTTGTGCTTAGTCAGCTGTGTAATACACCATGGTCTTTATTGCGCCTGTGATAGCTGCTCCACCGACAGTTATCAATATCACATCATCACCAGAAGTTGTCCCTACCTTGGTATTTACTGCAACTACCAAGTCTGACGACATTTCACCTGCAGCTACTGAAGATGCCGCAGCTTTATACCTTGCACCGCCTCCTGCTGAAGCGTCTCCGATTGCCAGAGTAGTCCCACCACCGAGTATTGCGTGCCAGAGGTTTATTCCTATAACTCTTGCGCCTGCTGGCAGTTTTGCGATATTGATAACCTGACCACTTGCTAGGCCAGCGGCTATAAATTCATCAATAGCACACCTTAACCTTCCACCATTTAGACCTGGGTCTAAGATGTTTGAAGGAGAAGGGTCAATTATCTTTGTATAATTGTCTCCGTTTGCCATTTCAATTCCTCCTTGTTAGTTAAAAACTTCCCCTTCTACTTAGACATCACAAGCTATTTCTACTACCTTATGCTCTTCCATTCTTGTTGCTCCGATACCCATCTTCAGATAAACCTGTGTAGCATAGGACTTATCTTTTCTTTCGTCAATCTTAGCAGCTAAATCCTCTGCTATCGCCAAAAGAAGGCCAGTCTGCGCCCAGCAAAGAACCAGGTTATCTCCGCCTGATACTGCTAAACGGTTTGACATGATAAACTTAAAGCCCAGAAAGGCGTCAATCTGTCCTGCGGCCAGCGCCCTTACTGTATTAAAATCAGCGCTTTTTACTTCTGTGGTGTTCAAGAGCGACTTGATTTCAAGCGGTGTAAGCGCACAAAACCTAGGCTCTTGTGGATCTACATCAGCTGCATCCAGTATTCTCTTTGCTTCCAGGAGCTTCGCAATCGTCAAACTTGCGCCTGCGACTGCTATCTGCTGACCTGCGCCGAGAGGCTGGGGTGTTCCGCCTGCCTTGCCTATAGCTGCTATTCCTGAAGCTGCGGCAATTAGTAAATCATCCGTGCTACGCCCAAGCGCCCATGCTGCATTTAAAGCATAAGCATTCTCAGGGTCTATAAGTTGTTTAAGCTTATCCTGCTTGTCTACGAGGTCGGCCCATTCGTAGTCATACATTGTAACCCTTCTTCTCCTGTGATCCGACTTCACAAGAGGTGTGTCTGCGTTGCGTGTCGTCTTGCGAACCGCAGCGGTTGAAGCTAACTGGTCAAAATAGGCCTCTTCACCTCTTATGCCAGTTTCAATTCTTACAGCATTCCTAAGAACTGATCCGCGCTGCTGGACAAGCAATTCGACATTATCTCCGAATTGTTTGACAAAACTTGTGGTAATGTCGCCCATGTCATTTCCTCCTTCGTTATTGTTCTACTACCGTTTCAACTCCCTACAGATAATCTAGGAGAACCTAGGTCTGTCATTTACTAGGTTTGGGCCTCTGTAAAGAGGTAGTCCTTTGCGCGGAAGATTCTTAGGGCTTTTGCTAATCTAAGCCTCTTCCTCTTTCTTATCAGGATGCGCTGCTGCATAAAGATCCGCCATTTGCTGAACTGCTGCCTTGTGTTCAGGGTGCATCTTTAAATGATAAGGATGTTTTAAGTCTCCCCTGATTTTCTGGATCTCAGCGTTTGCTTCCTGAGGTGTCTTTGTGAAGCTGCCTGTTCCTTCTCCAAGCTGATCTTCTGACATACCTTTTCCTATCTTTACAAGCATTCTGATTAAATGCGGATTATTGTTCATGCCTGTTGCCTTTAACTCTGCGATACCCTTGTCGTCTGTAAACTTCTGCAATACAGAATCCGCAAGCGTTACATTCTGATCAAAAGCATTTCCATATTCCTTGCGAAGCTCAGTCTCCGTAGCCTTTAAAACTGCTCCTCTGTCTCCGACAAGCTTATTAAATTCTCCTGATTGTGTTTCCGCGTGCCATTTATATAAACCTTCAACCTGTGTAGGTGTAAGTCCTAAGCCATGCGAAAGCTCTCTGAATCCTTTTACATTCTCCTCTGGCCATGGTAATCCTTCTGCAAGTTTTATTTCTGGCAGCTTATACCCTTCAGCTGTATCTGGCCTTCCAAGCCTTGAATGAAATGCCGAGATCTCTTCAGGCGTAGCCTTCTCTCCAGGTAATATAATCTTATCCGCGCCTATCATCTTCTTTGTTTCTATGAAGCCCTTTGTTACATCCGATACAGTCTTGAATCCCTGAATGCTCGGCTCATTCTTCATACTGTCTGGCAAATCATTACGCCATGCGCCTTCCGTTGGTGCTGGTGGATCTGTTGGTGGATCATCCCATCTTAATCTGTAAGGGTTTAATCCCTCGCCAATGTGATGCAACTTCATTCCATGTGCTACATGGGTCCTAGTAATCCCATTTCTGGGGCTATGACTAATCATGACTTTTACTCCTTCTAAGGTTTAATGTTAATTCAATAAATCTACAATTTCCCAATACATAATTACCACTTGTATCTATCCTATCAATACTTGGCTCGGTTAAGAGAAATGCTTTATCTCTCAACCATAGGGATTTTACATCTTTCGCAGTTAATACATTTTTTACCCCCTTTTTAAAATAATGATGTGCACTATTTAAACAACGACTTCTTATAGACGCTAAAGTTTTTAACCATGGTCTGTCTTGCCAGTTTTTCTTTCTAAGTTCATAAATTCTATCTTTATTTCTGCGATGATATTCTCGCATATAGGCTAACCTATATTCTTTTCGTTGTGGAGTTTGTTCTCGTTCACGCCAGAGTTTTCTTTGTTCTTCTTGTGTCTTCATGATGCTAAATCTGTCTCCTCCTTTAGTTTGTCCAAGTCTCCGCTGGACATGGTTTGGATGTGCAAGAAAACCTGACGCAGGCCTTCATGTATCATCATCCTGTCATGATCTATTCTCCCTGCTCCATCTACTACAGCAGTTGTGTCTTTCATATAGCATAAGATTTCCAAATCCTCAATAACCTTCTGACCGTCAGCGGTATCAAAAAACTTCTTGTATGCAGCCCTTAATAGATTGATTTCTTCTATCCGCTTATTCCGCGCATCAATTATAGCCTGTTCGTCGCTCATTTCTTTTCAGCCTCCGCTATGTTTTTAGCAGCCTCAGAACCAGTCTTGGCCATTTCTATACCTTGCGCCAAGGCTAATTGCTTTTTCTCTTCTGCCTGAGCAGCCGCCCTAGCTTCCCTTATTTCTCCTACTTCCTTATCGCTTCTTATAATCATTGGATGCGTTCCGAATATATCAGCAATTACATCAACAGCCTTATCTCCGTTTATCTTATCAAGGACACTTGGTATGCCCTGAGCGATTCCATTTACCAGATTCAAGGTTGAAGAGATAGAATTTATCTCTGTTATCCTCTGGGCCTTGGCCAGTAAAGATACATACTCAATCACAAATTCTTGGCCCTGAAGAACCTCAGGCGGCTCAGGTAGATGAAGGCCGCGCATTAAGATACTAAAAGTCCTGACTATAATAGGATTTAACAACTCAGTCATTAAGCGGCCCAGAACAGGAGATAACATCAACAGTTTTTCTTCTGACCGCTCAACTACTTCTGTAGCAGTCATTGTGGGCCGCTGAGCTAGCATTAAAAATAGATCTGTAAAGAATGCCCTGTTTATTACATCCCTTGTCATATTAATAAGCTCTATTCCGATAGGTAAATCCGCATTCGTGTTCAAAGGCTCTATCTTATCATCAACTCTTTTTGAAATCCTATAGTTTATGCCACCAGGCGTAGTCCTTAAAGGCAGCAAGAAGCCGTCATGCGGTAATGTCAGCGGAGGATCTATTATCTTGGCCGCGCCGCGTATAACTACTTTCATCATGCGATTGATCATTTTTATATCAGGGTAAACCGTCATGGCTGGAGAATAGCCCTGCTTCTCTCCAGAGATCTTACTGAAGCGAGATACCATCCATGGGAAGTTCAGGTAACCGCCCTCAGACATAATCTTCTGAGATTTTACTTCAAGAAAGATAGATGAAAAGGGAAAGTTTTTAGAATCTTCTTTCTGCACATCCCTATCTTCACGCGGCTCTATCGCATGGACAAACTCAATCTTATCCTCTGGGTTGTTCTTGAGCTTGTCAGAGATCTCCTTTGAGGCATCCTTACCCCATTTAAGAGAAGCTTGGCGCGCAGTCAGCTTAAATACCCTGTGGACAATATCCACTATCTCTCTTTCGTTCTCAGATATGTATATCTCCTCAATCGGCCTTGAATAGAATCTTACAATAGTCCTAGGATCTTCTTCCTCATAAAGGCCAGTCGTTCCGAATACTCCCAAATCAAGATATGCTTCATGTATCTGCTGGTTAAAATTAGAAGAATTGAACGTATCGAATATCTTGTCCTCAGCCATCTTCAGCCAGAGTTTGACATCAGTTGTCTGCATTAAACTTTTATTTTGTAGCTTTAATGAAAACCACCTGGCAGAAGGATTTGTCAAATGACCTTGTAGTCCAGCGGCCAGCATTTGAGACGCACCCACAGCGGTTGAATCATAGACATCACCAGGCAGCTTTGTCCCTGGCGTTCGTGTAGTAGAGATATATTGTTTTCTCGGTATGCAGTAATGCGCAATATCTTCCCAGAGCGAGTTCCAGTTTGAGCGCTCAGACTTGAGTTTCTCGGTAAATCTCAATATATCTTTAGCATTTTTAGCCATTAGATAGCTCCTTGCAAATCTTTAAGAAAATGTTTCTCGTAGAGTTTAAATCCCTTCTTATTGTAAAACACAGCCATCTTATCTTCATCAGCCATAGATGTATGGCCTATCAGCATCTTCTTAATTCCATTGGCCCTACACCATTCCTCGCTCTTGTTCAATAGTTGAACACCATATCTCCTGTGTTCCTTCTTCACGAACCACGCCACTTCTACCCAGACTGGACAGCGGTCGTCAAAGGTCATAGTCGTTATTATCCCAGCGATAAATCCAATCCTCTGACCGTCTTTAAGTAGGGTGAAACAAATCTCCTCAGTTATGTAATAAACCATTTTCCTTATAATTGTCGGCTGGTGAAATTCTCCAAAGTTTTCCTCTATCTCTTTATGAAATTCTCTGAAGAGTTCGACTCCATGCGGGACATCATCCAGTATTGATTTTCGTATCTCTATCTTAGCCACCCAACAAAACCTTTCTTGAAGTTTTTGTTCTCTCTGTAAGTCCTCTCGGTGAAGTAAGTAAAGTCTTTGCCTTCCGTTTTCTAATAGCTCCAGGCTGTTGTGTAGATACTGGCCCAACAGTTTCAATCTCTATTGGTGCTGGTGCTTGTTTTACTGGTTCAGCTACAGGTTTAGCTACAGGTGCAGGTGTTACTGGCTTAGGCTCAGGTTTGGCAGCAACAGCAGCGGCATCTGCTGTGGCCTTGTCTGCTGCAGCTTTATTGGCTACTGCCTTCTCACTAGCTAATCTCTGTGCTTCTACCTCTTGAGCCGTAGGCCCTACAGGTGCTGCAGGCTTAGGTGCTGCAATAACAACAGGAGCAGGTGGTGGTAATGCTGCTTTTCTAGATTTCTCCGACTTTGATTTAGAACTAAATACTCCCATGATATCTCCTATGATCCAAGTAGCTTTTTCTTTGCAGGCGCAACTCTTTCTTCTACGCCTAACGGTGAAGTAAGGACTGTCTGGACTTTTCTGCGCCTCCTGGATGTAACCTTCTTCTCAGCTTCTACTTTGGCCTTTGTTTCAGCTTGCTCTAACTCTACCTTCTGCTCTTTAACAGCTGTCTCCTGCTTTAAGACCTGAGTTTCCTGAAATGTCTGAGCCTCTTTCTGTAATTCGTGAGATTCTGCCTGTTGCTCTAAGGCCTTAGTCTGAAGCACCATTGACTGCTCATGCGCCTTCTGAGACGCTGAGGCTGCCTTCTTAGCCTGGCTAGATGCTACAACAGTTGATGCTACTGTCGCTACTGCCAAAAGTCCGATAGCTAATCCTATACCCATAAAATCCCCCTATGTCAATACTGTCCTTTTTCTATTCTTGCCTTTACCTCGGCCGCCGCCTTTGCCATATCCAGGGCCACCATTCATGCAGATACCTTTGTTACGATTGCGTCTGCCGCCTCCTGATTGTCCTTTGCCTCCACCTGAACCATCCATTTTTCCGTATGGCATTAGTAAGAACTCCTCGGTAAACTTGATAGATCTATTCCAACCTCAACCTGATTTGATGATTTATGCTCTGCAACCTCTTCAACAGCTTGGCGCGGAAGCTCATTTACATTAGCCTTATTAAAAGGCGCTTTGGCAATCTGTTCCTGCATAGCCAGCGCATCAACGAGATCCACGAATAAACTTTTAAATCCGTCTCTGGTAACACCCTGAAGCTCTGTTTTTAATTCAGCAAGCCAGTAGCCTTCATTCGGAAACCAGATATTATGCGCCTTAAAGCGTGGACCGAGCATCTTGACTCTTGCAAGTTTAGAGCCTTGCTTAGCGTGTTCAATAGGCACTATATCAAAGAATACATTACGACGAGACATTTCAGTATATATGAAAGGCTCTATTATCTGCTTAAACATGCCCTTCTCAAATCCTACTTCCATAGGTTTCCACTCTTGCACCTTCTCGAATAAGACATCTAGCAGCTCAGCTGAATCCCAACGGCCATAAGGAAGATCAACGAGAAACCATTTATTGTTATGATCTACAGCGTTTATGACAATGGCCCTGTAACATGCTGACTTTTCTTTTGAAGAAGCTGGATCTATAGTGAAGAAGATATTGCAGCCTTGGGAGATCTTCTGTGCCAGGGAATATGTATAAAACCGATAATCTGTTTCGTGGAATATCCTTGTCTCTTCCGATACAGCCAAGCACATCTTCTCTCTAAGCCAGATGTCAAGCTTACCCATCTGATCCCAAGAAGCTTTCTGCTTCTCAATCTCTTCAACAGGATATTTAGCCGCCCATGCGCTTTTGCCATCAGGCGTAAGTGTAGGAATGCGGTGAGTCCTAAAGCCTAATTGCTTAGCATTTGCAAATGTTCTCTCAATAATACAGCGTTCTCCAAGGTTATTGCCTATTAAAAATATCCTAGTCTTGTCTCCAAGAAACATCACATCACCAAGAAACCATTTCCAATCCTTCTCTTGAACAGTCTCTGAGTCTGCTTCGTCAACATCCTGGAGATCATCACCTACTACTATCTTAGGCCTACGATCCAAGTTAGATAGTCCGCGTATTGAAGCGCCTTTGCCGTATGCTTCAATCCTGACATTGATAACCTGGCCAGACTTATCTCTTACATCAACGCTGAACACATCGCCAGACTCTTCATGTATCTTAACGCAGTTAGCCGAAACAGCTGGATTCGCATGATATTCCTTCTCAGTCTCTTTGAGCTTGTTTGAAGCCAAAGTATCATTTTTCTTTATAATTACTATATAGTCTCGTTTTTTAGATGGAAATGTAAGGCAATAAGAGAGGAAGCTTCTTAAAACATATTGAGACTTAGCTGATTCCCTAAATCCCTCAATGGCTTCGTTCTCTGTGCCGTTTAAAAGGAGGTCAGACCATTCAAAGTGAAAAGGTGCTGGCGCTACTTCATCCTCGCCGCATATCAACATCACACGACGATAATTAACCAGATTCTCTTCTGCTACTTTGAACGCATCAATTAAGTCTGCTTCTGTCGGTTGTAAGACTGCTGTTTTTATAGCCATCTATATTTTTCGCCCTTGTTATTAGGGCTGTTAAAAAGTTAGCAATACTTACTTCACCTGAGATTTCCTGTTTATCTCGCCATCCTGCTATATTTTTCATAGTAAAGATAGAGAACGCTGCGCTATATAAGCCCATCGAACCGTTTACTCTATATCTTTGCTCTTCTAATTCCTTAGCTTCTTTTAAGGCGTCATAAAAATCTTTGTTCTTCTTAGCCCATTGAGAAAATATCTGTCTATAACCTCTTTTAATTCCGATACTTCTGGCAAAATCACTTAAAAAAATAGGAGGTAATGCTTCCATTTCAGTCTTATCTATTTGAGTCCCATCGGCTTTTGTAATAGTCATATCCTTGATAATAAAATAAGGTGGGGAGAAGAAATCTATTATATTCTCTGCGTATATAGACTTATAAGTAGTTGGTCTGCCACGTTTGGTAGGTTCTTTTGTCATAATATATAATAAGCGCGTGTTGCGCGTTGTTAAATCTTATTACAATTATACTTGTTATTTTAGATTTGTCTAACGGATAGGATCATTTGTAGTGTGTTTGAGGATTGAAAGCTCGACAATAGATTGAACATTTTTAAGCTGGTTAATTATTTTCTCGAATTTCTTGATTTCACAATGTAGTCTACTCATATCTTGCTTTGTAATATCATCTGCGCTGAGTGAATCCAGGATAAATCTTTTGGGAATCCAAGCCCTGACCTCATTAGGAATATCTACTAACAACTTAGATGGTTTTGATTTAGGGATTCTTGCCAAGGATTACCTCTTATTTAATCAACCATAGCCTAATACCTATACAGCACCACATCACCCAACACATTAAATCGAATATAGCCATCTTGTTCATACTACCTCCTTATGGCTGAAATCCTCGCTGCACTCCGAAATCTATAAACTTCTTGATGTTTGCGAGTTTGTGGCCAAACAATGTATCAATGACTGGTAATTCTGATGTCTCCACTTTTACCTTCACTTTGAAATACCTCTCTAATGCCTCCCTTATAGTGTATAAATCAGGAGCAGGCCTGTCTAAGTTCATTTCATTCATAGTCATTTTTAAATAAAGCTTCATCATCCCCTCCATTCATAAACTCGTTTTGGTGAGATCCTCTTGAGATCTCCCAGGATAAACCTTAATGGATTGAACCATCTGCGCGTTTTGTGATAGCAGACTCCAAATAAGACCCTATCTAAATATAACTGCTTCTCTGTCCGCTTCTGCATCCAGCGCGCAATCACTATAACCCCACCATCTCTCTTAATGCTCTGAGAAGTCTATCCCTACTATCAGGTATTCCCCACGCATCTTCTCCATAAACTCACCTGCTCCACAGCCTACATCAAGTATCTCGGCTAAATAAACAGGCTTACACGGTTTACCTGCCATCTTTTTTGCTATGTTCATTCTATCTTTAACTGCTATTGTATCGGTTTTATTCCAATGTTCTTTCCAGTTCATACTCCCCCCTTACTTTCCAAATAGTCATAAAACTTCTCAAGTGTCTTTTGTAGCGACCAATAAGGTAGTTCATCTTTATTCTTTTCTATGAAGTCATCCCAATATGTAGGCATTATACTCCCCCCCTTCATATAATCTACCCACCCTTTAGTTAAAACTACCACTGGTCTTATTATCCCATCTTTGCATTTAATAAATAAAACGTTACTATCTATTTCAACAACAACGCCCTCAAATCTTCTACCCCCGATTGTATCCCAACTAAAATCATCTCCTAATTTAATCAGTCCTAAGCTTTCTTTCTTCATACTCCTCCCCCCTTCATGTAATCTAAACTGTGTCTTGTATACCTTTTTCAAGTTTATAAACTTCTTTATCTATACATTCTCCGCA